TCAAATGAAACTAAAGAAAATGGGTTTTAAAGCAGGAGTTCCAGATTTTGTTATAGAATATCCTCCTGGAAAATTATTATATGTCGAATTGAAAAACGAAAAAGGTCAATTATCGAATTCTCAAAAATTATGGAAAATTCAATCTGTTGCTTTAAATACGCCATTTTTTGTAGTAAAAGGGAATATAGAACGATGTTTAATAGATTTGACAGAGATCATAGATAAAAATGTCCCGCGTCGTCCAAGTAAAAAACACTAAAATTTTATTACCGGAAGATGAAAAAAACCAAGACAT